CGACAGCCCGAAACTTGACCCGCTCGGCATGCTCCGGGAAATTCGGCACGTAGCCCACCTCGACGGTGTCCCCGATCCGTAGGTCATTCATCCGCGCCAGCTTCGGCGCGATGGCCACGGCATCCGGCTCTTCGCCGGGGTAGTGCGGCAGCAAGCCAAAGGCCACGCCAGAGCCAGCCACCGATGCGATCAGTATCTCGGACGCCTTCACGTCCTCCGGCGAATAATTCAAGCCCATAACCATTTCAGTTCATCCCTTCTTTGTTGTCCGACAGCGAAGAATTCATAGCGGCCAGCATAAACTCGGCCACCTTCCCACGGTCGCCAATGGCGTTCATCAGTGTTTCAGTAACCAGCGCGGCTGTGGCCCAAAGAGCCAAGTTGGGGGCAATGCCGCCCTCCTCCCACGTGATGAAGCACTTCTTTAGGTCCTCATGGACCTTGCGAAAGGCCTGTATCTCGGCCGTCTGCGTGTGTGTGACCTGTGTCATAGGAATTCCTTGATGCGTTCTTCGGTTGTGATGATGCAGTCGTCGAGTACGACCTGCTGGTTCAGTTTGGAGCGCCTGTTGCGCTCCGTAAAGAGGAACGCTTCGCACGTTACTTGGTCCTTGAACCTCGGCTCATAGACCACGCTCGAGCAAATGTGCTCCCCACAGATCATGGCGATGGCAGCGATGATGGGTTCCATCAGTGCTTCCGATCATCGTCGTGGGTTTCCATGTAGACTAAGGCTGAAGCTCTCAGACCTACCGATATGGTTGAGTTAGGAATGCCATTTACCTGTCCGTAACTGTAGATCGTGGCGACTAGGTTGGCGATAACTTCCACAGGCGTACTTAGAAAACTCTCATGCACCAGCAGCGTCAGGGCTGTGATCTCCGCCGCGGTCATCTCCTCCGGCAGCGCGTCCATGATGGCACTAAGGGTTTCCTTGGTCATGTTGGGTGACAGGGTCATGCTTTGGGTCCATTCAGGTTGAGGGGCCAGAGACCTTGGTCCTGTGCCATGCTGTAGTGTCCGACGATCTTGCCGCCTTCCATGGCGGTGCGGTCGCAGTGGATGGGCCACCCCCGCTTGCGGAGGTCATAAATCCTCGCGGCCAGCCGGAAGCAGCCGAAGGAATTCAGGGCCTCAAGGGGCGTGATGACCTTGCCCGTGCGAAGGTAGGCAAGGACTTGTTGGTTCTGCGATTCGATGCGTTCTGCGTAGCTCAAAACGGGCACTCCTTGCCTTGCTTGTACCAGTCGCTGGTCTCCGCCTTGGGATAAACCTTAGACTGGGGGGTTGTCTTAGTATTTTCGATGTGCTTGGGCCGCAGGCCCATTTGCTCGATGAACAGCCCGAAGTCGCCGTAGACCTCGGGGGTAAGGGTGCGGTCTGTCATGCTGCGTCTCCCATTGTTGGTGCGTGATACGATTTCTTGATGCCGAAGGCCGGGTGCCCCGACCAGAAGCCCTCGATCCACTGATACCAGAGGCCGTCCTTGCGCTGGGTGGTGTTCTTCCAGCCCTCCTCGGCCTTGCGCCAGTGACCCCGGGTGTAGTGCAGCGGCATGCAGCGCACAGGCTCGTCGCGGGTGAGCTTGGCCTTGACCTCTTCGCCAATGTTCCACGTGATCTTGTGCCATGCGTCAGTGGCGTACCCCCCGCTGCGCTTGGCCGCGCGGCGCTCCTGCCTTGATCCGGCAGGTTCTTTCTTGGTGAAGCCGGGCTGGTTCAGGATCGAGCACATGGCGGCAACGGTGAGCGTGTGCATGGAATAGATTTGTTGGTCATACGGGCGGGTGATGTCATCTCCTCTTCCGTTAATTCTAAGAGAGTCCGCCACGCCAATCTCGTAGTAGCCCTGAAACATGGGCGCGAAGTAGGGCGAGACGAGGTATACGAAGCATTTCCCCGGGTCGCTTCTGTGGGTTATGGCAAAGTACATGAACGGAAGGTTGTCTGTTCTGCCTTCGAAGGTGATCTTTGTGCCGGGGGACCAGAACGCACAGACATTCGACGGCAGGCGGCAGTCGCTGTCCAGAACAAGCTCTTCCGTCTTCTTCCCGCCGAAGGTGTTCTCGTAGACTTGGTCAGCAGCCCGACCAATGCTCTCGTCGATCTGGTAGAAGTCGCACTCATTCAGCGCGTTAAGCGTATTGCTTGCAGCCTCGATATCCGCCTGCTCCGCGTCCAACAGGCCCGGAACAAGAAGTAAAGCCTTCCGGCACATCTCCGCCATCTCGACGATGGAGCTTGGCTCTCGGACCTTGGTCATTGGCCATCCTCCGGCATCCTCGGAGCCTGCGCCACGAAGAGCTTGATCCGCAGGTTGACGATCTCGTTTATCGCCTCCCGGACCGTGTCGATCTCCGACCCCCACAGCCCGACATTGACAAGGCCCACATACAGCGTGTCCAGACGGACCAAGATGTCTTGGCCCTCGGACCTTGGTTCTTTGGTCAAGGCGTCGCAGTCAACGTTCCACTTAGCCATTGTCGTCCTCCTCTTCGTCGTAGCCATCGTCCTCGATCTGCCCCGTGCCGCCGCAGTTTTCGCAGGTGTCCTCGTACTCCTCGATGAAGCCCACGTCGCGGCCGTAGTTGTGGGTGTAGACGCGCTCGTAGAGCACCAGCCCGAGGCCCCCGCACTCCGGGCAGGGCTTGTAGCGTGGGTGTAGGTGGGTCACTTCTGGGTTCCTTTCTTTGGTGTGACATAAATCAGATGTTCGACAGTGTGGGTGACGCGGGCCGTCCAGCCCTCGGCCTCCTTTGCTCGGACCACGGCCATGGCCCTGTCGTAGGCAGGCGTCGAGTCCTCCAGCCGCCAGTGCGTGGGGTTGGACTTGTACCGATACCAGCGCAAGTCAGACTCCCGCAGGGCGGGGTCGTCGCCACGCTCAAGGGAGACGGCATAAACGCCGCCTGTTACGCCCAGCGCCATCACCCCACCTCCCAGCCCAGCACGGCAGCGTAACCCTTGATCGCTTCGATCAGCATAGGCACCTGCAAAGGGCTTTGCAGATACAGGGCGTCTTCGTGCTGTTCCACGTAAATACAGGCAAACGCGCCGTCTTCAGTATACACCAAAAGCTGCCCCACATCGGACGCCCTGCCGATGATCGTCCCCCCCTGATCCTTGAATGTCCGGAACACCCGAGACTTGCGCTTGAGGGCACGAAGTAACCTGCTCGTATGCGACTCACACGTCAAAAGCACGATGTCCGTCAGCCAGTCTTCGCCATGCTCCCCACCATTTATCTGCTGGATGGCAATGCTGTCCGGCCAAGGCCCCGCAGCGGTCCTGATGTAGACGCAGAACCTGTTGCAGCCGTCGCCCGGATCGACGAGGGTTTTCGAATTTCTGTCCATTATGCGGTCTCCTCTTTGTCCTTGGGCCACCCCATCTCACGCAGGCCAGCCACGACATACGGCACCAGCGCCGTCGATGCCTGCGCGGGCTTCATGTCCTTGGGCGGCTCGGCGGGCAGGTATTTGTGCAGCTCCGGCTCCAGCAAGGTCTTGGCCTGCTTCAAGGTGCGGATGCCCCGCAGCACTGTCTCAAGCTTCTCTTCCATCGAGCGGCGCGCCCTCCACTGCTCTTCGGCGGCGCGGGATAGGTCGGCCAGCGGTCCTTGGACCTCGGTCACAAGCGCTTGGTCCTCAGCAGTGTTGTTGTAGTGGATGCGGTAGGCATAGAGCGACGTCCCATGTCCGTGCTCCCCCTCACGCTGCCAGATGATGTTACCGCCCCCGAGGTGGTTGGCATGCGTGGCAAAGCGGACCGCCAGCCAGCGCCGAAGCTCCGGCTTGTCGTAGACCGCCCGCACCTCGGCAGGCATCTTCTCGATGGCCTTGGACTGTAGAAGAACATGCGCCTGCGCGGTGTGATCGACCGCCGGGATGTCGGCCATGATGTCGCGGACGATCTTGGCCTTGTGGCCTTTGGTGAGGTTCATCACACAGCCTCCTTGCAAGCGCAGCCGCTGCGGAGGTTGTCAGGAAACACGCTGGCCTTGCGGCACTCGCAGTTCTCGTCGTCGCAAGCGTTGGCGTACACGTCCTCTTCGGCAGCGTTGGCTTCCCGAATCGCTGCCCACAGTGTCTCCCGTAGCTCCGCGCGGCGCAGGTAGAAGGTCATCTCGCCCACGTCACGGAAATTGGGGTAGCCGCTGCCGCTCAGCTCAATGTCGTTGTCGAGGCAGTCGATGATCACCTGCGCGTAGGCGACGGACAGGGATAGGTTGATGGTGTCAGGCATCTCAGTTTTCCTTGCGTTTGGTTTCATGGTGGGCAGTGAAGTCGTAGCGCTTGCGCCAGACATAAATGCTGGCAACGCAGACGTTGTGGGTGTCGGCAGCGGCCTTCACGCCCATGATCTCCGCATCCTGCAAAACAAGCAGGCGCGTGGCATGGTCGAGGCCATAGTCTGGATGGGGGATGTCGATCATCGCACGGCCCCTTAGCTGTAGTACGGGCGCTTGAGGGGGTAATGCGTCGCAGGCATCGCCTCCGTGGTGCAGCGCACCGTCAGCCTGTCGTCCCAGTGAGACCGAGCCTTGTTCTCAGCCTCGACCAAAGTCCAGAGCTCCTCCTGATAGCCCCGCGCCGCAGCGTAGTCGTCGAAGAAGCGAATGCGCGCGTGGTTCACCAACTGCCCGGCAGCGTAGTACCAGCCACCCTCCTCAGGGCCACCATAAATCCGGTCATCGGTGTAAACAGCCACAGACCACCATTCGGCGTTAGGGCAGTCTTCAGCGTCGAGGGGCTCAGCACGGACATACACGTCGCCAATCTTGGC